CCGTAGAACTGGCGGTACTGGTCAGTGGCCTCCCTCAAATGATTATCATATTCAATCAACTGCTCATTGGTAACGAGGTCTAATCTGCTCCAATCCCATCCCTTCTGCCTGAAGTAGTCGTGGGTAAACTCATCAAAAGTGAGTGTTGGCTTGCCCTCTTTGGCAGGTGGTGGGACATATTCATTGAAGTAAGCACTCATGCCCTGCTCTGTTATGTCAGGGGAAGCCTGCTTGACAAATGCTTCTGTCTGCGGATTCCTGCCCTGAGCGATGAGGTCTTCCCTGAGCTTCACTGGATTCTTAGTGTAATATTGACCTGCCCAGTCAAGCCTGTCTGGTGTTACCTGTGGCAGTGCGCCCATGAGCAACTGCTCCTGCTGCCTGGCTTCAGCCATCTGTGCGAACTGCTCAGGTGTAGTCCTTGCTATCTCTCCTGCTTCTTCTGGTCCAAGCCCGAAGTAGGTCTGTAGAAATTCCCTTGCCTGCTCTGGCCTTGCTTGGGAGACTAATTCAGATAGGAATGTCTCTATATCCTGCTCTGCCTGTCTGAATAGTTGGCTAACACTGACCTCTGTTACAGGTTCAGTCTCGAATCTGGGAAATAAATCCCTGAATACCCGGGCATCTTCCTCCGGCAACGGTTGATAGGGAAGTTCCCTGTACTGCGCTTCACGCTGCGCTACCTCTTCCCGGGTGGCAGGAACGAACTGCCCTGTAGCATAATCAAATACCGCCCCCTCTGTTGGTCTTGGTGCTGGCCCAGTTGGTAGTTCAGCGTAACGTGCTGCTTCCGGCGGCTGAGTTGGTGGAGTGTATACGGCAGGTGCGCCCGGGGCTTCCACGAATCTCTCAGCCTCGCCGTACAGCGTGGGCGTAGTAGCCTCATACTGCGCCATTGTGAGCACTTCTCCCCTGGGGGATATGGCGGTGAAGTCCTCTACATCTCCGGTATCGGCGTACTTGACGTCTGTGAACTGCCACTTATCGGGGTCAAGGAAAGTAAACTTCGGCTGATTGAACCGGTCGTACTCCGTCTTGAGTGACCAACCGGGAGCCAAGTCGAACCCGAATTCCTTAGCCTGCGTGAAGTCGAACGTTCCGGCAGGAGGCTTCCAACGCCTCTTGAACTCACGCTGTAACTTCTCTAAATCAACATCACGTCTTATCATAGCACAAACCTTATGCCGAACTGCTCAAGTACCTGATGGAGTCCATTGGCAAGACCATCAACGTCATCTTCAGCAACATGGTTTGCACAGTAGACATCTGATATTGAGTGCAAGAGTTCGTGAAGAAAGGTAACGCTCTTGTCTTGCTGATTGTAAACGTCAGAATTGTGTATCAATATCTCCCTTTTAACACTACTTGATGAACCTCTCCAACTGTGAGAGGAGAGTTCATGACGTGCTTCGGTGTCAGCTTTTACCTTGTAATCAATGCCGCCAATCTTGATTCTCTTTGGCACTTTTATTTCATGCTTCACGCCTTACCCTCCCAACATAATAAACTGATGCGCCAGTACAGCACTTAAATAGAATACCAGACCTGCCAGGATACCGCGCTTTAGCCTGCGCTTCATTGCACCTGCCCGCCGTTCGGCTTACGCTTGAGAAGTTCCTTTATGCTCTGCGTTGCCCTGCCAGCCATGCCCATGAACCCGGGTTGCTGCTCTGGTTGCTGGTCAAAGGGGGACTTGAGTTTCTCGGCGTGCTCCAGTACATCCTTCTCTGTCCATTTAGACATTGACTTCCTCCCGTCTCTGTTGCTGTCCTTGCCCTGCCTCTGCGTTCATAGCACCTGCACCCATCGAGGCAAGGAGATTTGTATTGCCCTTTGGCTCCTCTATCTGTGGTGCCGGTGGCTGTGCCGGTTGTAGCCGCTGCCTCATAGCCATGACATATTCATGCGTTAGTATCTTGCTCTGTAATCTCTGTGCCTCAGCTTCTATGTCATCCTCTGTGTCATTGGCTGCTCTGGCATACTTCAACGCCATCTCTAGAAGGCCTATAGCAGGGTTAATCTGCTTTGCCTTCTGTAATTCCAGGTCGTTCATTATGCCTTCAGGATCATCCACCATGAGGACATTGGTCAGGTTCCACTGCAATGGCAACTTGTCATAAGCAGACACAAACTCTACCAGGTTAGCAAGTTCCTGTCTCTTGCTCTTAACCGACAGGTGGTATGAGATAGAATATTCATCGGGATCTCCCATCTTGGCAGCAGAGTATTTAGACCTCTGCCCCGTCTTGCCGACTTTGAGTTCGGTCTTGCCCTTGCTTAGGTCCCTGAGTTGCTTTATCATCATGCGTGCCAGTTGACTCCTGAGTGTACCCAGTGCCTCTTTCCTGGTATTCTGTAATCTGGATATCATCTCGGCTTCCCCGGCCAGTAGTATGGCACTCGGTGGGGTATTGTACTGCCTCGGGGATAGTGGAGCACCATCGCCTATCATCTGTTGTAAGTCCTGCCTTGCCGTCTGACCAGCCCTGTTTATGTCCCCCCTGGGTACTGGCAGATGCCTCTCTCCCTCTGGAACGTCAAGGGACTCATCTATGTTGGGGACAGGTTGGCTCGGCCCGCCGGTAGGATTCTTGACTTCCCTCTCAAAGGCAGGGTAGAGTCCCGCATACCCCGATGTCTGCTCTAACGATATTGACCTGGCATATTCCTTGTACAGCCCCGCATTGAGGAACAGGATATCCTCTCCCTCATGCTTTAGATACCCCTCGTCTCTTAACATAAACCCTGATGATGGGATGACAATGGGGAACGGTGGATAGCCTAGCGGGTTCGGCTCGGTATAGACCAGTTTCTTATTGACCCATAGTTCATGCTTCTTGTTATCGTAGTAGTCCCTACTCTCGTTCTTCTCAGCCAAGTTCGCCTTGGTGTATTCCCCTATCCTTTCGTCCTTTGCCCTCTTCTCGTAATCCTCGAGCTCCTGCTCCAGGGTGTACTTGTCGTGGAAGTTTCTCGGAGCTACCCACTTACCCATAACGAACGGAGTCCAGCGCATATCAACGGGCATAATCTCTACCTGGTATTCTCCGTCAACTATCTGTGATGTACACCTGACGCCGATAGCCCACCGGATACAGACGTGATTACATAAGAAGCTGAAGACTGACGGCATACCATATCTAGTTATCAGCCATTCGTCTGCCTGTGCCAGTCCATCGTCAACGAACGTCTCTATCATGTGCGCCTGTCTCTTGGATACGTTCCCCTCGACTACAGTCTGCCACTTACCGCCCATCAGGTCAGCGATAACTCCATGGGCAAAAACTTTCGGCAGATTAGGGGTAATGCTGATGGCATCCCGCAGCTTCGTCTTACCGTCCGGCTTGACCAGTTCATACGGGCTGTCATCCCACTGCAAGAGATGGGCAGTATCGTCCATGCGTTTGTTGCGCTCGGACATTGACTTGACCCTGTCCTCTATCATGCTCCATGTATCAGTTGCCATTATTCCTTCTCCTAGTGATTACTTACCGGCTTGACGTAACCACCCACTCTGACTGTCTCCGGGCTGAATAGAGTGCACAGGTAACGGAGACAGGCCAGTAGGTGATACCTCTTTTCATCCTTGATTTCGTTAGTCGGCTTACCCATCTCATCCAGCTTCCACATACAAGAGTTTAACTGGGCAAGCGTCCGATATAGGTCGCTGAAGATGTAGATTTTATTCTTCTCCATCTTGCCCTTTACCCTGTCAACCTGTGCATTAACGCGGTTGATGAATGGCTCTGCTATCGGCCACCCCTGCAAGGTGTAATCTTCCCTAATCTCATTCTCCTGATGGCTGCCACCCACCCTGGCGAGCACGGCATAGCCCTCTGTTATGTCCCTGAACGCCTGGACATTCTGAAACGCCGACTTACCAACCACCGGGGCATACTCAGCAAACAAGAAGATGTCCCCAGCCGGGTTCTGAGCAGCAAACAAGGCCGCAGGGTTAGCACTACCGAAGTCATGACTGGAGTAAACCATCCACTCCTTTGGTATAGCAAACCGTTCCTTCTTGCATATCAGTTCATTGAAGCAGCCATAAACGAGTAGGTTCTTCTGCGCCTCGTCATCCTCAGCCATAATTTCCTTGAGGTATGAGTCCTGGCTCATGTCCTGCGTTATCTCTGTCAGTGCCTCTTGACTCAGGTGTGGGTTATCAAAGCTGGTGAAGTGGAAGGACTCCCACCTGCCTGTCCGGTCAGCCTGTGCCATCTTGAATAACTTGCTGGCATGGCGTGGGTCCCTGGCCTTTGATACCCCGGAAGATTTGAGAGATGGTGGGGTGTAGATGAACACAGCGTCACCGTTGTTATCCAGCAGCATGGGCACTCCAACATCTTCCCAAGCATCCTCAGCAGTTAGCTGGAACTCATCATAAATGAGTAAGTCGGCATAGTCACCCCTCATGGTGTTGGCGTTCCAGGCGGTCTTTGCCTTGATGCGGTTCTCAGTCCCTATCCTCTCGATGTACCTCTCTGTCTCATCCTTCTTGTAGACCGGCGTTTGTGTCAAGGGATACAGCGCCTTGCTCACCTCATACCAGAAGCGGTCGGTCTGTTCGCCTGTGGGGGCAGTATAAAGCACTCGCCGTGGTGGTATCTTGCCTGTGTTATTGCAATAATCACACCCTAGTCCGTCACACACCGGACACCGTCCCAGAAAGCAATCTACCGCCAGGATACCAATACCAACCGTCTTGCCACCCCTACGCCCTGCTCGTATTATCTTCCGCTTGGCAGTGGATGTCTTGAACGCTTGCTGCACTGCCGTAGGATTCCGGGTGACAATGGTTATCTCTTTGGTGCGTTCCTTAGTCTCTGTTGGCACTGCCTCCCTCGATTTGCTTTTCCCTGATTATCAATATCTTGTATTCGTTGTAGACCTGGTTCCCTTCGGGTTGATATAGTCCGTCCATCTTGTTCAGTAAATCAATGGCCGGGACAGGATCACGTAGTTTGATGGTTGTCCCGCGCTTGTTCTTGCGAACTTCGGCAAGACCAGCGTTATTGAGATTCTCTTTCGACAGCTGAGGGTTTGCCTTTTCATCCATGAACTGACCCAGGCGAGACTCTGCAATCTCAGACAGGATTTCTTTGCGTCTAATTTCATTGATGATGGCAGGAGACGCAGCTATATTACGCAGTTCAGCCACTCTTAGCTTGACTTTATCTGAGTTGGCTAATCGTGATGCATGAACATCAGCTATAGCAAGAGCGTAGTTTGTAGAATAACCTGCCTCGCCCCACGCTCTACGTTGGGGCATACCTTGAAAGATGAGTTGAGCGAACTTCTCCTGCTTGGCTGTTAGCCTGGAAGACATACTAACATAATAGAGTATTGAGTTATGAATTGTCAATCTAAAATCTATCTATATCATTCATATTGGTAGTGTAACAACAAAACGTAACACTTCCCTATAAATAGGGAAGGGAAGTGTTACGTTACAGTTACACCAATGAAACGCAACATGTAACGCTAGGCACAAACTAGGCACGGAGGAATCCAGCAAACGTAACAGCAAAAAACGCAATGAAACGTAACAGTGTTTTAGGTTTTGTTACGTTTCTTATGTAAACAATTCGTGTGTAAGTTTAGAAACTTTATTAACATAATGCGTTTGAAACGTAACAGTCGGGCAAGATGTAACGCAAGTGTTACGTTTCGTAGATACTTTGTAGATACTTATAACCATCATAAGTTTATCTTATAGCACCGATAGAAAAGATTGATAAAGATATGGTGGTAAAACGCTTGACAAACACAAGAATAGGGTGTAGAGTAGATGATACAGTCAGGAAATAGAGAAGGAGGGCAAGGGAAATGAGTTACGATTATGGATTTGATTTACCAGACACTAGGCATACCTTTTATTCTAATGGGGAACTCGTGGCGGTGAAGATTATTCGTCATTGGTATCAGACTGAAGGAGACGAGACGAACTTCAAAGTCAGTTTTGATATTGAGCGGGCTGGCGAAGTTACCCACTTGCCAATAGGTTGCGACAATAGTAAGGCGGTAGATATAGCACATCAACTCTATGCTCAAACTGAAGAGGATATAGAGGATACTAACAGCAATTGGGAAACCGAGGCTATTTACGCAGCAGAGCGTAGGATGGGAGCGTGATGAGGTGCGCAAACTGCAACTGGGTCTGTG